CAACTAAAATGTCTTATGGATTATCTTCAGTATTAAATCCAAAATATAACGCAATATTGCCTTTTGCTTCTTTAGCCGCTGATAAAATAGAAAGACTTATTAGTTCATCAATTGGTAAATTATTAATGGGTAACATATATGGATTTTCTGCTACTACTGCTGGAGGTTTAGCCGCTGGAGCATTAACCGGAGATCCAACGGCAATAGTCAATGCTGCTTCTGCTATATTAAATTCCGGACCTAGTAAATCTTTACGAAATGATACAGATGATAGAGCAAGTTTAGGTAATATTTACGGATAAAAACAAAACAATTTAAACCTCATATAATAAGATATGATAAATGACCAAAATGCATACGCTGATGACTTACTATCTACTACGTGGTTAGGAGAAGTTATGGATGTGGCAGATCCACAGAAAATGGGTCGAATTAAAGTTAAAGTTTTTGGGAAATTTGATGAAATTCCAACTGCCGATATACCGTGGGCATATCCAGGAAATAATCATACTGGTGGATCAGATACTGGTGGTGGTTTTTATTCTGTACCTAAAGTAGGTTCTTTAGTTTCTATTAAATTTGATTGTGGAAATACTGGACATCCTGAGTATTTTTTCTTACAGAATATATCAGATCAACTTCGAGACGAAATCAAAGGCTCATATACAAATGCTCACTCTTTACTTTACGACACGATAACCGAAGGATTTGTAAAGGTTTACTTTACTGAACAAAAAGGATTGATGTTAGATTATAAGAATAGTCAAATTAATATACGACCGGATAAATCTATCATTTTACATACGGATTCGCGAAAAAGTATCGTAGAAATGTTAGATGATGGTACAATGAACATCTATCATAAAAATAACATCAATATAATTGGCGATGCTAAATTGAATGTTACAATAACCGGAGATACTACAGTTACTACTTCCGGTAAAACTTTAGTGAAGACATCTGCCACTACCGATATCGAATCCGGTGGAGCTATAACCATTAAATCTGGAGCTTCTGTTACGATCAATCATGCATCATCTATATCATTAGGTGCTGGTGCTGCTCAAAGTTTAGTTTTAGGTGAAAAATTTATGGCACTCTTTAATAAGCATACACATACAGGTAACTTAGGTTCTCCTACATCTCCTCCTAATCAAAAAATGACTCCAGGAGAATTATCACAAAAATCCGTAAAAACTTTATAATGGCATTAGACAAACCAACGTTCAATCAACAAATTCAAAAAGCTTATGCTGATGGATGGAAAACATTTATCGCAGTTTTAGATAATAATGCGGCTTCCGAAAATCCCGTAGAAAAGCCTCAACCAGTTGCAATAGAACAAGCAGCTACAGTATTTGCTAATCAAGTAGCCGATGCAATTGATGCTTATATAAAATCAGCAGATATCGTGATTCCACAAGGAATCAAAGTAGGAGTAAACGCTAATTCTGTTGCTGCTGAAGGTCCATCTGCTCCGACTCCAGCCACAGATACTACTGCTACTGCTACTCCAGCAGCTGCAGTTCTTACTGCTTCAGACATAGCAAGTCAAATAAATTCGACTGAATACACCGGAGAATCTACTGAAGATTCACCTAAGGCCAAAATTTCATAAGATGCCTTGGATATATAATAAAATACTACAATAATCTTTAACCTTCTAACATTTAAAAAATGCAAGAACTAAAAACGCCAAATGGCGAATTTGATTGGGATTCTTTTGAATCTGAAAATCCTACAAAACTTACAATAAATAAACGAATCAAAAAACATACAGGAGATTCTTCTAAAATTTATTGTTCAGCACCTTATGCTCAAGAATTATACGAGCTTTATGAAGGTTCTCTTACTAATTTCGTTGAACCTAAAACTGGTTCAGTAGTACAAGGAACAGTAGTTTCTATTAATGCAGATCATGCAATTATTGACATCAATTGGAGAGAAGATGCAATGATCGAGCTAAGAAAAGAAAATCCAGAATACCTTAAATACATTCAAGTAGGATTTCCTATTGAAGTAATTATTGATCGAGTTGGTACAACCCACACTAATTCAGTTTATAACATTCAAGCTTCTTATTCTAAGAACATTATCTCGAAGAAACGTGATGAGTTATTAGATGCAATAGGAAAACCAATGGCTTATCTTGGAATTGTGACTGAATTAATCCATGGAGGTTATTTTGTAAATATCGCCGGAGTTCAATGTTTCATGCCAGGTTCTCTTGGTGGAATGAACAAATTAATCGATTTTGATGCCCTTATTGGTAAATCTCTTTATGTTACTGCTATAAACTACTCAAAAGAGAAAGATTATATTGTTGTATCTCATAGAGAATATCTAAAGGCTTTAGTACCACAAACGATATCAGAGTTACAAATGGGTATTTTATACAAAGGATTTGTAACTGGATGTTCACGTCATGGTATATTTGCGGAATTCAACGGTTGCTTAACTGGTCTTATTGGTAGAAACGATATTCTTCCTGAAAATGTTGATAATTTCGATGCTCAAAAAATTAAACCAGGTGATGCAATTGAATTCTACATCAAAGAAATTATTGATAACGATAAAATTGTACTTTCACAGAAAGTTATTGAAGTTCAACCATCTGCTTGGGACGATATCGAAGATAGATATAAAGTTCCATCAACAGTTACAGGTAGAGTTAAAAAGATCGTTAGATATGGTGCTTTCGTAGAGATTGAACCTAAAATAGTTGGTCTACTTCACAAAACTTATTTAAGAGAAGATATTGAATTAGAAGTAGGTCAAGAAATTGACGTTAAAATAACTAGAATCGATAAAGAATCTAAAAAAGTTGATTTTGCTATGTAGCCTTCTGGAATATATAATAAAAGAAAGCTATAGATGAATTTCAACTCCTACAATTTAACAGCTTTATTTGAAAAATCTTTAATTCGCATAACTGCTGATTTTGAATCTACTAAAGAGCCTAAATCAGCAGTTTCCGAATTGTCTAAATTACTTAAGACGAAGATTTCTCCAAATGAAGCTTCTTCGTATAATTTCCAATTAAAAAGATCAGAAGATGGTGTGTATCATTTTTCTACTAGCTTTATGTTATGTAGAGATGCTAGATTAATTACTATCGATTTATTAAAATGGATTGAACGAAATGGTTCTACTGGAAGAAACGACAATTTCTTCGTAGATCTAAAATTTTTAGACGAAGAGAAAGGACCTTTTAAAGGAACTCTTTTTTCAACTGCTACAAAAATAGACAATATTGACAAACTTAAATTTATATTAGAGTTTGACGAAGAGAAAGTCTATAAAGCGTTTCCTTCTAGGAAGGATTCGTTTAATTCGCAATCAATAATAAGATTCGAACCAACCCAAAAATTTATACCGAGAGAGGCAGAAGCCGTAGATCCAAGAGTTTATGATATTCCATCTACTCAAAATTGTGGCATTAATTTCGAAACCCTTAATCAAGGATTTTTGAGAATGCAATATATTGGAGGTTCCGGTTATCAATCTAAAGTAGGTCTTGTTCTAGATACTATCAATCAATTTATTGTTACTTCATGGGATTGCGTAATAAATAAATCATTTACAAAAGAAAATCTTAAGGCTTTTGAAAAGGCTATTTCCGTAAAAGAAAAGATTAGACAATCTTATTTAGACTATGCTCTGTTTAAGAAAAACTTTCCTAAAGTTAAATTTACCGCAGATTTAGTTTCAGATCAAAAAGTACTTGAATCTTATTACAATATACTCCGAGATCGTCTTTTTACAATATTTACTAATTGCCAATTTTCTAATAACGAATTCGAAATTAACTACGATTCAACACTTTCAGTAATACAGATTAGAGATGCAAAAATTAAATGTAAAGAAATAGAAGGTCTTGAATTTATCAGTTGTGAAATTGAAAATGGTATCTTCCATAGATCGGATTTCTACGACTGTAAAATTGTTAATGCAACAATTATACAATCAAACGTATATCTAGATTCTATTGTTACGAATTGCAATTTAATGAATTCTTTCTCTAATCGAACTACTAATTTAATAGATTGCGAGTTCGATGGAATGAATGGAGTACTAAATGGCAAAATGACTAAAGGTATTTTCAAAAAAGGAAAAATAGGTTTATTTGCTGATGTATCGAAAGATACAAAAGTTATACAATATCAGCCACTAAAATCTGGTTATGTTGTTGCCGGAGACCAAATCATTATACCTACAAAAAAATTTAACCAACTGTGACGAACGATGAATTCATAGCAAACGTACAACAAGAACTTTCTGTTGCTTGTGCATTACCATTTACGGTTCCTATTCCGGAAATAAATAGAATCATAAAATATTCAGCTGATTGGTTTTATAAAAAATACGAAGATGCAGTCGAAGAAAGATATTATTTTATTACGACTGAGTTATTTAAACAAACTCAATTTAAAACAGATAGAACTGTTACTATGCCAGATTGTGTATTTTCGGTTTGGCAACTTAAAAAATTAAAAGAAGATTTTGCTAGATCTATGTCTTTTGATGGTACTGCGGATTTTGGTATTGAAAGATTGTTTCTTTCTGATTCTGTATCATTAGGACAAGGTACTGAAAACTTAATGTACTATACATTAAATATGTATTGGATGGATGTTGCATCACACATAATTAATCACACTATTAGTTTTAATTACAATAGAAACTCGCATAGACTATTTATTGGTGGAGAAACTCCTAATAGAGATTGTGTTGCAATGTGCTACGCAAAAATACCTTTAGAACATTTGATGAACGACGAAATATTCTACCGATATGTAGTTGCTAAATGTAAAGTTCAACTTTCTCGTATTCTTGGAACTTTCGACTTCAATTTACCCGGTGGAATTAAAATTAATTATGATTTGATTCGAGACGAAGGTAAAGAAGAAATCGAAAAAATCGAAACTGAAGTAAAAGAAGAAGAAGGAATGGATTTTTTCTTTACTTCTGGAGGTTCTTAATAAATAAACTACTAATATGGCTATAGACCTATATTTCAAAATGGACACATATCCTTATTATGATGCCGATGAAATTGAAACTAATAATCGAATGGAAATGTTTTTGCAGGAAGTAGAAATGATTTTGACTACTCCTAAAGGGAGTGTTTTAGGCGATCCTGATTTTGGATTATCTTTAGATGCATATATTTGGTCGACATCAAAAGGATCTTCGCATATTAAACAAGATGCGATGACTCAGTTTTTAAAATATATCGATCAAGAAACATTTAAAGGCATTAATTTAGATGTCGACGTTAACTTCTTAAAAGGAGAAGTATGGGACACTATAATTTTAGACATATTAATAGACGGAACAAAAGTTGCTGGTTACGCAGTCGAACCATAAAGAAAAACAAACAATGAAATTTTTAGAAACAAATAAAATATCCTTTAATGATATACAATTAAAGATCAGAAATTGGTTGATTGATACATACAATCAAGCAGGCTCAGTGTTATCGAAATCTTCGCCATTTGGTCAAATTATTGCAGTAATCCAAGAATTTGGACAATTGATATTTTACTATATAGAAGATTCTTTAGTAGAGTTAAATATTTACACAGCAACGAAACAAAGATCTATATATGGTTGGGCTAGATTGACTGGACATAATCCTACTAGATCTATTTCTTCTCAAGGAACAATAAACGTTAAAATAGCTCCTGGTGCTGATGCACCTATAAATGCAAGTTATATCCTAATTTTAGATAAAACTAAGATTACCTGTATTAATAACAATAAAAAATATTTCGTTCAATTAGGTAATGTAAATGGTAATTTAAGAATTCCATTAAATTCTACGGAAATAACTCCGTTAAAAATTATACAAGGAGAATTAGAAAATCAAACCTTAACAGGTACCGGTAAAGCATTACAATCTTTTACTGTTATTTCTAAAAGTACGATAGAAAATGATTTAATTTATATCACGGTTAATGGTGAAGCTTATGATATCATAGATTCATTATATGATATGAATAAAGGAGATAAAAAATGCTTAGTTAAAACTGGAATTTCTGGCGGAATAGACATATATTTTGGAAATGAAGATTTTGGAACTATACCAGCTTTAGGTTCTGTGATAAATGTGCAATATGTTAAAACTGATGGATTTGAAGGCAATATATATTCTAAATCTTCAGACATACAATTCAAATTTGACGATCCAGGATATAGCAATACCGGAGAAGAGGTTGATTTGAATACGATATTAAATGTATCTATTGAAAAACCTATAATTTTAGGTGCTGATTCAGAAAATCCTGAGTTGACAAAATTAATTGCACCTAAGATGAGTAGGTCTTTTATATTAGCAAATGCTGACAACTACATCAATTATCTATCAAGATTTAATTATGCATATGTTGATGCATACAATACATTTGATGACGATTATATTGCAGATGATAATGTAGTCTATTTATTTTTGATACCTGATATTGCTAAAAGATTAACAAACAACACTGATTATTTTACTACAAATCTACAAAATTTTTATTTAGACTCCGATGAAAAACAAGCTCTGATAGAATTTATTGATATGAGCGGTAGACAAATTATGGGTACGGAATTACAAATAGTAGATCCGATCATTACTAAATACGTAACAAATATTTATTTAAGGATATATGATACGGTAGATCAGAATACATTAAAAGGAGAAATTCTCACAAAATTAACAGATTACTTACTTAAAGTGAAACGAAGAGATAAAATTCCAAAATCTGATATAATTGCTTTGATTGAAAACATTAAAGGAGTAGATTCGGTTAATCTATCTTTTGTATCTGAAGCTAACGAAAGAGCTATAATAGATGGATATTATATACAAAAGGTTACATCAATTGATAAAGTTAGAGGTATTACCATTGTTACGGATAATCAAATAATGCTAAATTCTGGAGACGATCCAAATTTAGGATTAGATGATTTCGGTGACGTTAAGATTGGATTAAACGAACAACCTATAATAAGAGGAGGTTGGTATGATCGCTTTGGAAATTATTACGAAGATGGTATATCTTATAATCAATATTCATCCGTCAATCTAGTGGTCAAAGAAGTTATCAGAGAATCATTACCGATCCGAATGATGAACTCAAATAAATCTGCGCTTAAGTAATGTATAAAGATTCGATATATAATAAAATAGTTCAAGACTCAGAGAATCGAGAAGGTAATGGATATGACTATGCAAAAAATGGTCTACTTTCTAGATTTCTTTCTCCGGCTCTATATGGCAATCCTAGAATTGCAAAATTCTTGGAAATGACTGATCCGTTATTAATAGAATTAACTGATTCGGTAAAACAAATTCAATTCTTTTTTAATTACACCATCGATAAAAACGATAGAAGATATAACCTATAATGTACCAACACTTAAAATTTTTTAATAAAAAGGGAGAATATTGCAATTTCGATTATAATCCAACCTTAGATAAATGGACAGGTCGAATTGACATGCACACTATATCGGAGGGACTGATAGAAAATCAACAGCTATATATTTTAGAAGAGTTAGTAGATTCTGCCACTGGATATCCTCAATACGGATATCCTTATAGTAATTATGGTTCAACTCTCAGAAATCAAGGTATTACTGCCGGATTCAATCCTAAGTTACCGGTACCAGAAATTTTTATATACGATATAACTGATACTGAATTTGTTCATTTTCAAAATAAAAATTTGGGTAAGCTAGACTACGATCCATCAATGACAATCTTGCCTAATGATATGAAATCTTTGTCGGTGATTAATTCTAAAGCTTTACAAATTAATATTGCATTTCAACCTAGTAGAGAAGATGGATTCTCTTCTATCATGTATATTAGAGACGAAAATAATTTAATATTCGCTGAAATAGAAATATACGGTGAAGGAGAGTCCGAAGACGAAAGGTTAAAATCTTTATTAATGTCTTTAGGGAACGATATACTTCCTTCTGATTCTATTATATTTGATGCTTCTGAAGTAAAAGAAGAAGGAACAGATTGGCGATTGATTAATCGAAAACGAAAAGAACTTCTACTTGAATATCACAATATATTTCCTTATGTAGGTTCATATAAAGCGATAATCAATATTCTTAAATTTTATGGATATCAAAACGTTAGACTTAAAGAATATTGGAAAAACGTAGATGCAACTGCACCTAATTTCGGTAAGTACAGACAAACTGATATTACCGATATTTTTTCTACCGCACCGGATCCACAAATATCTAATTTATTACCGAGTAAAATATATCGAAAAACTGGTAAATTTGGATTGTTTTATGATATAACTGTAGAATCTGGGGAATATGATGATGACGGTCTTCCTATAGTTGAAGAAGTTTATACATTTACTCCTGAAGAAGTTCTTACTAAAATATTTGCCCTAAAAAAGAAATTAATACAATACTTCTTACCAATAAATACTCAAATTGTAGATATAACCGGAGAAGCTATATTCTTTGCACAATATAAAATTAACAATGTTATATCTCGAAATCGAATTGATTCGATTTCTATGGGAATTCATCCTAAATATGAGGTATATCCTAGCGAAAAAGGTTATATTCAAGACCTACGTGCTCTTCAATTTTTAGGAGCACCAATAGGTCCTGATGTGAGTGCTGCTGGTTATTCTAACTATTTAGTTTGGAGATTTCATGTAAACTCAAATATTATAACAAATGCAAATCAGGCAATATCTACTGAGATAGTATATACTGTCGGATCTAATTCATATGTTGGTGGATATGATTTTTATTTTCACGATCCACGAAGAAGTACAAACGATATCTCTGAAGAGGAAATTTGCGCTAGATTAGCTAAATCCATAAATAATCCAACATATAGCGTTTATAATAATCAACAAGATATAGAGTTTATACAGGCTAATGTATATGCGTATCCAGAATTAGATAATCCTGGATGGGTTCGAATAGTTTCTAGAGGTCCTGTTCCTGGAGCAACTTCTGCTACTGCACCTGAAATAAGTTTCGTATGTAGCGTTTTAACTGGATTCCCTTCAACATATCCTAGTAGTCAATTAAATATTCCGGCAATAATATCAAGTGCAACTGGAACTTATGGTGCTGCAGGTCCACCTGTGTCTTTATACAATACTGCGTATGTAGGATTTTTTGAAGATATGAATTTACCAGTTAGTGGTCTTTCCGATGATGCTAATATTCCTATTGGATTTCCGGTCATATTAAAAAATAAAACTTTCGATATTACATGGGATAATGCAGATGCAAATTTTAATCAAGTAGATTCAATAGGCTCGACATTCTCTACTCTATATTCTCAATTTAACAATTCATTTGAAGTAATAGGTTGGACTGGTTCGACGAGTATTATTAATCCTATAACGATTGGAGTAACTGGATTTCCTTCTAATAATTATCCTCATCAATTTACATATTCATGGGAAAATATAGGATATATGGGTTACCATGAAATGCAATGGATTATTAGTAAATCTGAAGATGAAACACCGGCTTATCGATTAGATACTGGACCAAAGACTATATATGAAATAAATGAATTTGCAACAAATTTGCCTTATGTTGGTAAATATGATGTAGAGCTTAGGCTATGGGATTTATTTAATAACCAAGCATATACATCTAACATGCAACAAATAGAAGTTGAAGCTAAAGAAGCTGATTTCATAGGATGGTACACAAAAAGAGAATTAGATTATACATTTGATGATATTAGACGTCAAGTTCAAAATATAGAAGCTACTAACAAAGTAGGTTCAGGCAGTCAGTGGCAAATTCCAACACCTAATCAATTTCTTACATGGGATGAATATGCATCTAATTGGGATTTACCTTTACAACCTAATGAAGCTATCGAAATGGCAGAAATTACAGGTAATTCTTTAGATTCAATTGAATTCTATCAAACAATGATTAATCCAATAGACAATCCTTTAGTTGATCGTTATCCTTATCGATTTAATCTAATAGGAAATATTCCTACTTGGGACGATGCATATCATTTATGGTGGGACAATACAGGAACACGAATAACTGAATGGAAGATAACTGGTACAACTGGAATAGGTGCAACTAGTGGTACGATATGGATGACTAGGGCTAACTCGACATTAAACTTAAGTAACAATAAATATTATGAAGTAGGACCTACTGGATGGACTGGACCTACTAGTACAACGATAGCTGGTACAACTGGTGATATAGCATATGTAGCTTCTTTAGATACTACTTTTGTTAATGATGGAACCCTTTGGAATTTAGTATCGGATGAATTAGAAGTAGTAAAAGTAAACTTTCCAATTGGTGGAAACGACAAAGATAATATGATATCGATCGTAGATGCGTTAAATACATTTGCTCCTACTAGTAAGTTATTCAAAGACTTCATATATTACTATAACGAAGAATATGATGCAACAAATGCATTAATTCCATATGTTAAAGCTGCATCAGTGGGATTTGATAAATATGGTAGACATAGAATAGGTTACAATAATTTAATAGGTGAAACTAATTCTTATGATACTCAATATTTTGGATATTTAGGAGATATTCCTACTCATTTTGAAATATATCAAATTCCTTCAGGAAGTACAGGAGCTACATTTACGGTACAATACAACGAAGGTGCTACTGCCTCTTACGAGTACGTAATTGGTGCTACTTCTTTAAGTAAATTAGTTAAAGAATTAAATGGTGCAACTGCTCAGGCTTTACCGGTAATAGGTGATTTTGTTTATAATATGGTTTATGGTGCTGCTGGTTGGACCGGTGGTACAGGACCTAGCTCGTTTTCTGAAGTTAAAATTCAAGGAGTTGCTAAAAGATTTACTGAACCTCAAACTATTAATACTACATATGGAACCGGAGTAAAAGGTACTTGGATGGGTCGATCACTTATTAAAAATCCTTCATGGAATGACATTAGAATTTTAAAATATCAACAAGAATTACCAATATTAACTTCAGTTAACTTTACATATGATTCATCTAAGATGGTAGGTAAAACTAATTTCACTTGGTTGCTACAAAAGGATGATGATACTTCGTTTGAGGATATATATTACAATAATCCATATTTCTCATATATGTTTACATTACGAGGTAGTTATTCATTATCTTTAACTATTGAGGATTCTAATGGTAATAAGAAAACAATTAAAAAACAAGAACTAATAAAAATCGTCTAAACAATGGCAATACAATTAACAACAATCAATGGTACTGATTCAATCGCAGCTACCAGAATTACAATCAATGATAATTTCTCTACTTTAAGCGATGCATTGAATTCCGTACTTCAAATGGTTAACATATCTACTGGATATTTTGACAATGCAACATTTGGATCTAATCCTAAAATCAACACTGGATCCATAACTACTCTTGGTGAAATTTCATCTACGACTGGAGATATCGTTGCTTATCAAGGTAATCTAAAAGTTGGATCTAATGGATTCTTAGAATTTGGACCAAACTCTGGATGTAGAATTAAAAGAAGCTTAAAACAATTAGGTGGTGGTGCTACTACATATTTCATAGATTTTGCTGGTGCTACTGGTGGTACTGCAACAGGTAATCTTAGTGCTGCAATTCTACCTAGACAAACTACTGCAATCATTAGAACTATTCAAAATCCAGAATTAGGTTCATTAGTTTATGATACTACTCAAAATGTTCTTGCTTATTGCGTAGGAACTACTACTGGTGCTGGAGCAACTGGTACTTGGTATAAGATTTCTGCTACTGGAGCAACTACTCTATAATAAAACAAAATTTTAAATGGCAACACCGTTAATTAATCCTCTTAGAATATCTGGAGGGACATTCTATACATTTTCGTCTGCAGTAGCTGATATCCAAAAGACTTTTACTGATGACGATGCAAGATTTGTTTTCTCTAAATTTGCTCTTCTTAATATTCCGGATGTAGCTACTCCTTCAAGCAACAACGAAAATTACGTAGTTTGGGAAGGTATTGGTGGTGTATTGACAGGAGGAACTTCTTCTGTACCTGCTTTATCAGTTGATAATAACATAAATATAGCCGAGTCTTTTCAAAATTATGTACTTAATTTTGAAGAGGAAATACGTCAAGGTACTAATACAATAGTTAAACCTTACGATCCTAGTCAAACCTATACCGTA